GGCGTGTCTCCTGCGTTGGGTTTGGCGCGAGCTGATGCAGGGCCGGTCCCATGTGCCCAAGGCCGGCGTTGACCGCGCGGCTCACACAGGCACGCTCTCGGAGGCCCAGCTCCTTGCTGCTTGCGGTCACGTGACAGCGGGGCAACACGAGAACTGACAGCGATGGCGCGTATCTGTGCCCATGAGCTGAAGAACGTGCCGCCCATGTGGGTGCCGGACGCGAATTGGGAATGCCGCTCGTGCTTTCGGCGCAACGCGGCAGTGGCAAACGAGGGCCAGCGGCCATACGGTCCGCAGCGGGCGCGGACAAAGCAGGCGCAGACACTGGCAGATGAAGATCTGGAGGAGGAAGATGGTGAGTCCCTACAAGCACGTGAGACTTGACTGGTTTCGGAAACACCTGGAGACGCTCGACGCCCACGAGATGAAGGCCCAGGGCTGGCGAGTCAAGCCACACCAGGTCCTCGAGGACAGGGCCGGGTTCGAGTGCCAGTTCCGGCCGCTGTCTGTGATGCTCTCGGGCCATGACGTCAGCGGGCGGCGATGGTTGCGACTGAACGTCTCACAGCCGACCTCCATCCCGACATACCTCGATGTGGCGAGGCTGAAGGATTTATTCATCGGGGTGACTCTTGTCGGCGTCCAGCCGTTCACGCCACTGACCAGGCTGGCGAACGGACAGCGGAACTTCATCGATGTGTGGGCGTGTCTTGATGGGCTTGGTCGGGGTGCGCTCTTGGATTTCGATGCCGCATTGGACGGATCCACAGCGGAGGAAGCCCCTTCTATCGGGGCGTCGTCGGATGGCTAGGGTTGTCGATCTCACTAAGCTGCACGACGGCCAGGGGGGTTGGTACGAGCTCCGGATCTCGGCCGCGCCCGGCGACTTCGAGCGGACGATCGCGAAGTTGAAGAAACTCGTGCCTCACGAGGATGGGAGCCGCGTGTACGATCCAGAGAGAAAACGCTGGGCTGTTCATGAGAAATATGTGGACGTCCTCGCCACCATATTTGAAAACTTCGAGGTCGCCAGAGACGCGCTCCAGAGCCAGGGGGCACTGTTCTGAAGAGGAGAGAGCGAGGAGAGTAATGAGCCCTACCCTGATAGTGAAGAATTGCTACGGCACGGTGATCGCTGAGAGTTCAGACGACAAAGAGATCGCCGCGGCGGTCAGGGCCATTGGGCAAGTGAGGACGGAGAAGAAACTGAAGAAATCTTCGGAGGTGGGAGATGGAATTGCAACGGCCGATCTCACCAACGGCTGACGAAGCAGAGGCCGCGTGCGCCGTCTGTCGCGAATACGTGCGAACCGCCACGAGCGAGCACGATCTCTGGGGGTTCCTGGCGTCGGTGGACATGTTATCAGACCGCCTTAACTATCGCCTGGGCACTGAGTTTCCCAGTGACCTCGAACCCGACATAAGGTTCCAGGAGATGTGCCGACACATGCCGATGCTCGAGTCGTTCGACCTGAGGTCCCTGCCCTACGCCGACTTCCTGAAGACGGGTTACTGGGCCGTAATCCGAGACTACGTCCTCTACACCCGAGGGCGCGAGTGCGCGATCTGCAAAGGTTCGCGCCGCGTGAACGTCCACCATCGGACCTATGAGCACCACGGAGAGGAACACCAATACCTTGACGACCTGATCCTCCTATGTCACCCCTGCCACTCTAAGTTCCATGGCAAACTACCGGAGCGTCCGAATGGCAAGTCCACAGGTTGATAATGGCAAGTTCGTTCGCATCGCCAACACAGTCACAGAGGCCCTATGCCGGGCTCACCTGACGGGCCACGAGTATGCCGTCATGCTGGCCGTGATACGCAAGACTTGGGGCTGGCAGAAGAAGAAGGATAAGATACCGGTCGCCGACCTGTGCGAACTGACGGGGATCCCCGACCACGGCCTTATGTCAAGGATAACGACCGCGCTGGAGCGCAAGCGTCTGATAACGAAGAACCACCGATCGGGCAAGGTCACGGAGTATGCGGTGAATAAGGACTACGATACCTGGGATACCGGTCCAACCCATGACGCTGGAGTCAACACCCAAATGGTGTCGACCCATGACGCTGGAGTCATGACACCCATGACGCTGGAGTCATTACCCCATGACCTGAGCGTCATGGGTCATGAGCGTAAATCACGAGGGGCTAAAGACACTATACAAAAGACAGTACTAAAGACAGTACCGATTTTTCAGAAAAAATCGGCCACACAACACCTCATTACACTATTTATTGATGGACAGACCGCCCAGATTGGGGAGAAACCGGTGACAAAAGGAGGGAGCATCGCCGGGATACTCAAGCCGCTGGTTAAGGACTACGGCGAAGAAGACGTCGAGTGCAGGATGGGCCACTACTTCGCGAGCACCGCGGCCTGGATCGTGGAGCGAAAATACTCCATTCAGACGTTCCACACCAAGTTCAACGAATTACGGGACGGTCCAATCCATGAACCTGGCCGCAATAGATATGGCGGCAAGCCCGACGGCAAAAACCTGCAATTGGACCCTAGAGATCAGATAGCCGCCGAGAAAGCCTTTCACAAATCCCTCGACAAGATAGCGCCCCGGCTGGGAAAGGACAAACCCAATGCCAAATGAGCATGTACGGGATCTTGAACGTGTGCCACCACAGAACATAGACGCCGAGCAAGCCACACTCGGGTCAATGATGCTCGACCGAGTCGCTATCCGGGTGGCGTCAGAAATCCTGCGGGAAGCGGACTTCTACAGACCGAGCCACGGCCTAATCTTCGACGCGATCTGTGGGGTGAACGCACGGGACGAGCCGGTTGACCTTATCACACTGAAGGACGAGTTGGTCACGCGAGGAAGGCTTGAGGAAGTCGGTGGTGTCGAGTATCTCATGGCACTAATCTCACAAGTGCCCTCTGCCTCGCGCGTTGAGCACTACGCCAAGATAGTCGAGGAGAAATCCCTCCTGCGGAAGATGATCGCCTGTGGGGTTGAAGTCAGCGGACTCGGTTACGCAGAGACAGACCGCGATGAGGCAGTCGCACGGGCGACCCAGATCATCTTGGGCCTGTCTGAGACGGCGCGGCTGGACGGCTTCCGGCACGTCCGGGATATTGTGACAGGGGTTTGGGACGCGGTGCGGGAGGCTAAAACGACCGGCTCCGACATCGCGGGGTTGAGGACTGGTGTGGGGGGGCTGGACCGGATTACCTGGGGACTGCCGGCGGGGCTCACCCTCATAGCAGGCAGACCCTCAACGGGAAAGACCAGCCTGCTGCTGCAGATCATGACCCGGAATCCCGGACCCTTTGCGTTTTTCTCCTTTGAGACAACCGGAGAGGCGCTGGTCCGCCGGATCATCGCGGCCGGCGCCGAGGTCGAGGTTGCTCAACTGCGCACCGGCAACCTGACCGAAGACGAGTTCGACCGCGTTCTGCGAGCTGTGAACGATGTTTACCAGCTCGACATCTACATCAGCGACCGATCCTGCGACATTGGCCGCCTGATTGCAATGGCGAAGCGGGCAGTGCTGCAGTACGGCGTGCAGGCGATAATGGTTGACTACCTTCAACTCGTTCGGCCGGGGGCCTCAAGCCGGAGAGAGAACCGGGAGCAGGAAGTCGCTTCCGTGACAAGGGGACTCAAGGGTGTTGCCCAGGACCTCCAGATCCCGGTAGTCGCGGCGTCGCAGCTCAAGCGCCCGGAGCGGGGCAAAGAAGACCAGGAACCGACCCTGGTGGAGTTGCGGGAAAGCGGCGAGCAGGAGGCAGCAGCCGACGTCGTACTGCTGATCCACAACCCCAAGCCGCCCGGCGCCGAGGATGATGGATCTCCACGGCCCGCCAAGTTGATCGTCGCCAAGCAGCGAGATGGCCGGACCGGGCGCTGCCCGTGCATGTGGCGCGGAGACTGGCTCCGGTTTTACGAGGCGACCGACAGAGAGGAGGAATGAGAGATGAGACTAATACGAGACGGCGTTGAGAGCTGTGAGGTGGTAGAGACTTTGGGTCAACTTGACCGGATACTCCGGTGTGAGGCGTCGCGTGCGGCAGTTGCAGCGATGGAGGAAGTCCTCGCCGCACTCACCGATGAGGAGGTTGTCAGCCTGCTCGGTCCAGCAGGGGCGGAACCACCGCCAGCAGAATTCAGGCCCTCGCTGCGTGAGACCGCGAAACATATATGCCGCGAGGCGGCCAGCAGATTGAGGAAACACGGGCAGTGCGTACGGGCGGAGGAGGAGGAAAGGAACACAGAATGAAAGGGTTGAGGATCAGAACGCAAGACGGAAATATCTTCGAGGCTAAAGCAAGGGTAGGCTCGAAACTGACGCATCTTGTGTTCTCCCATGTCTTCAAGCATCGGCACCTGTATCTAGCCCCGGAACAGGTGCGCGCCCTGTGCACCTGGGCGTACCTGCGTGTTATAGAGCTGGAGGAGGCGGGATTTTTGGACGAAGGTGAGGTCGCGCCGGAGAAGGAGTCCGAATGACACGGTTGAGCAGGACTGGAATCGAGTATGCACACGGGGGAGGCCGGATCGGTTACGCCTGGAATCTGTGGACTGGGTGCAGCAACACCGCCTGTCCCTGCCGGGCCGACTGCTGGGCGCTGGCTATGTGCAGGAGGTATGGGTGGCCGCAGGAACCGACACTGAAGACCGACGACGAGAGGGTACTCCGCGCGCCCCTAGGCATGACCACACCAGCACGTTTTCTGGTACAATTCACGTCTGATTTCTTGGACCCTAAGATCGACTGGGGACGGCGAGAGCAAATCTGGTGCCGGGTGCAAGAATGTCCCCGGCACCAATT